TAAGCTTGTTCAGATGCGCTGAGACGACCTCTAGGTTGATAACCTCCTTACAGACATTCAAATACAGGTTAAGCTCGTCAGCGGTCAAATCAGGCTTATCCCAAGTGAGACGAATGAACTCCTGCTCAAACAGTTCACGGTCCTGTTTGTTTAAATAGTTATTTATTATTTTTAAGAATCGGCTGTTGCTCAGGTTGATTCCCAGTTTGTTGACGCAAATTTGCTTCTGCCTATTTAGTTTAGAGTCATCTAGACCTATGCCTGTTGAGTCATTTATTTTTTTTACAATCCTGCTGGAGCTTTTAGGAGCAGAATAGTCATTTACGGCACCTCCGTCCTGAGATGGCAAAAAATCAGGGTTGGTTTCTTGAATATGCGTTAAGACTTGACGCTGTTCGTTACTTAGAGGTCTTATATCCTTCTCCGGAAAGATCAATTTAGCAATTTCAAGTGATGAGAGGCCATCTTCAGCCTGACCCATAATGAATTCCTTTTGTTGCTCTGTGAATTCAATTTTTTTAGCTGGTTTGCGCCTAGTGGTCTTGTAAGTAATTCCGTTCTCAGACAAAAACTTCCGGACGGAACGGCCCTCCTTGGATCTCCCGTCTAAGCTGTCATCGTCGAAACATTTTCTAGTTAGCTCGATCAGGTCCAGTATTTTACTTGAATTCTCCCTTAGGAACCCTTCTTGTTCATTTGTCAGTTTCATGTCCAAAAATATCTTGTTCTTTGATTATACCAGCTGCTACCTCGTAAAACTTGCGTTTTAGGTTTTTCACCTGTCGGTATCCTAATTTTGCATTCGAAGCACTTATTTTGTAACCCATAAATAGGGCGACCTCCTCTTCTGTGTATTTTTCAAAAAAAATCATCTTGTAAGCCGTATAATGTTGCTCAGACAACTTTTTCTTCATAAACACGTCTAATTTTTTAAAATAATGTTCATAGTCGATGTAATCATCCATTTTACTCCCGACTTGAATCTGAGCTTCTTCAATAGAGGTTGCGGTCTTAAGTTCTAAGCCATATTTCTTTTTCTTTGCCCATTTTGCGTATTCTGCACATGTTGTGTCTTGAGACCCGGATGGCGTGAACAAACAGTTCATATCTCTAGCGTATTGACAGTAAACGCAGGGCTTAACATAAGAGCCGTAATGGTTTCTTATGAGGTTCCACATTTTGTTTGTTATAACTCTATTTAGCCACGGCTCGATTGGACGTTCTTGATCCCACATGTGCCATTTGACATATATGTGAGATTTGATTACCTGTTCTACATCTTCGAAGTCAAACCATTTAACTGCGTCTAATCGCCACCTAGACCTTTGTCTTTTGATGGCTATGTTTATCAGATCCGAAAAGTCTTCGTATATTTTCTTGTCTGACATTATTTAGTGAACTCATCAATATCGTAACTGTCTTTTGCTTTGAAGTCTGGGCGAGTCTTCTCTCCTGCTAGGGAACCAATAGTAAATGAACCACCGTAATGCTCTGTGTCCACTTCTAGATTACTGATGTTCGGCACAAACTCAGCATCGGTCTCATCTTCAGACAGGGGTTGGATTTTATTATTTTTGGTTTGCTTTGTGGGAGCAGCCACTGAAGCAGAGGATTCGCCCGTCTTCAGAGAAGTTCCACAACTTGTGCAGAAATTGGGCTTGGATAGATTGTATTGAATCTTGTTCCCACAGTTAAAACAAAATATGTGATTCATTATTTTTATTATAATAAGTTAAGTAGTAAATTCTACTTACACCTATTTGGTCTCTTCTAACCTCTTAATGATGAATTTCAGTATCTTGCTACGCACAATATCATTTTCATTGAAACTAAATGTATGAATCCCCATTTCTTTGGCACCATCATCATCGAATTTGTCGAACATGGGCTTGAACCCGCTCTTTCCGTTGATGTCGCTTTGAAAAAAGTCTCCTCCAATGATAATTTTACTGTCTTCACCTATTCTGGTGATCAAAGTCGTCAATTCCTTCAATGTGAAGTTCTGAGCCTCGTCTGCGAAGATTAATTTGTTCTGCCAGCTAGCTCCACGAAGGAAATTTATTGGAACTGCCGATATTTTCTCTTTTTGCTTGAGAAATGTCGCATCTCCGGGCGCAATGATCTCTTCCATCTTATCATGGAGCGGTCCTAGGAACGGATCGAACTTTTCTGTAATATCACCGGGCAAACTGCCCAAACCACGGTCTGCGCTCTCAACAATACTTCGGACATATAAAATATCCCTATCGAAGTTGTCCTCCATCAACTTCAGCATGCCGTACAGCGACATATACGTTTTCGAGCTACCAGCTGGGCCTGAAACGAATATAATCTTTGATTCGGGGTCTAGTATGATTTCTAGAAATTTCTTTTGTTTGGCGCTGAATCTAAATCTCCTTCTATTGAATTTGATTGATTTCTCAAACTCTGCCATCATGTCAAATGACACCTTCTTCTCTTCCGACTTTTTGCGAGCCATATGTACTTATATTACACTGTTTTTTAGAGAATTACATGTGTAATCGTCGCATTCGCAGCTAAAGTGTCTCCACCAGCCACATTATAGCTCTGGGCGGTCACAGAACTGCCGCTCGGCATGGTGATATTACCAAAATTAGTTATAGATTGGCCAGCCGAATCAGAAAGATCTATCGTGAAGAAGGATGTGAGCTTAGTTCCATCATAATTAATCAAAGAGTTCAGACCTGTGGACTCGATAGTCATAACAGCTTCGGCCCCATCCACCAAATGACTTGATGCAGCAGAAGCGCCCAAGGTATAAACGGGGCTTCTATTATAATTTTTTTTATAGCTTATGTCACTCAAGACATCCGTATTCAAAACAGAGCCTCCGTTCCCCAACACAGAACATGTGTGTCCATATACTATTTGATTTCCAGACATATTCGTATTCAAAGATGTTTCCTCGTTAGCAGAAGTAATTGCGGCTGTGCTTGGAGTATAGCTCGTGAACTTGGCACTCACTGTCACAGGCTCAAATGGCCTCACTGAAACACTATAATCATCTAAAAAAGAATTAGAGAAAGAATTCCCCCCAATATCCACTGTGTAACCTAGACTGCCAGTCAAGTTAACATTGTCACTTAGGAATTCATAAGCAGCTTCGTCAAACCCTTCGAATAAAACAAAAGATAGACTTATGCTACATGGGGCATCGCCCACAAACCTCAACTGGTCATTTTGATCAATAGAAGACCCCAACTTCCGGTTAGCTTCAAAACTCGTAGAGTAATCTACAGATACGCTCTGGGCTGGCAATATACTTACACCGCCGACAGACACGGGCATATTTCGGTATGTCATACAGTATGTTACACTTTTTTTTGGGTTTTTATATATTTACTTTGGTTGGCGGCGGCCACGTTTTATTAAATGGGGTGGGGGCCGTTTATATAATGAGAATTCACTCCCCCCGCCAGTCTGTCGGTTGTCAAGCACTTTTTTTTCTAATTAATGGGGTGGGCCTATTAGGCAAAAATAACGCACAAAAATGCAAAAAAGATCTTGTGTTTAGTCGATCCTTGGATTAAAATCCTCGCATGATCACAGAAGACAACATCACTAGCCTCACCAACAAGCAGTTCACTTACCACACTTCTAACAACCAGAATGTTCGGATGTATATCCTAAAAAGCATCGACCGCATTGGTGACGGGTTCGCAGTGTGCAAGGTCATCGACAAGAGTCACGACAGCAAGACCGGGAACAAGCACGTTTGGAAGACCGTCCGTTTTCACAGCATCGAAAAATAAATTAAAAAAGATGCGATTAGTGCTTGCACCCAACCCACAATTCAACTAAACTTCTCACATGACACAGCAACAACAGCTCCAAAAGGAATACCAGATAGATCTCAAGAAGCAAGCTCGCAAGCTTCTCTCTTACCGCTTTCATGTGGATATGCAGTTCATACCAGTTAAAGAAACTCGCTCTATGTTTGTTGGTAGCAACAAGATCGCCAAGGAAATCATCAAATTAGCAAAGTAATATGAACACCATCCTCACCATCGCAGGGGTCATCTTCACGCTTGTCATCGCTGGCAACTTGGAGATGATCGACCACTCCGAAGATCTCGAAAAAGAAATCAAAAATAGCATTGACCTCAACCACCTATTCAACTAAAATTCCGTTATGCAAACAACACTAGACACCATCCAGCAAATCCTCTCTTCTAACCTCACACCAGTAGCCTTTGCTATCATTGGCATCATTGGTCTGATCTCCGCTTTCGTTATCCTCTGGGATAACCTGTCTGACAAGCGCAAGCTTCGCAACTTCTACAAGATGTCTCCCGCAGAGCTGGAGGAGCTTGTCACGAATAGCATTGTCACCTATGTCAACTCTGGTGAGTCCACCGTTAAGGTGAATGGAATCAGGAACTTCCTAGTGGAGAGCGTAGAGACAGACGCCTTCTCTGCTATGAATAAGCGTTACCTTGTAGCTGCTACCCGTGACCTAGATGACGGAGGGGAGCGCAAGTTCCGCACTCTCCAAGTCGCCGGGATTCAAAATGTCCGAAGCCGTTGGGTTGGCATCTTCAAATTCTTTCTGTAAGTGTGTGTTGTGTGTATAGCCCGTCCCCTGTGGTGGGGGGCGGGTTCTCCCCATGTCAAGAAATAAATCAATAAAATAAAAAACGTTGTAACTCACTGAGTATCAACGAGTTACGGGCGACGCCCCCGCCCCGAACCGTAACTCACTGAACGATAGTGAGTTACGCAGGTTTTCCCCATACTGTAGTCTAAGAGTGTGTCAAGCTTTTTTATAATAAAAATTAATAAAAAAACATTTAAAATAGTGTTGCTATAGTGTGCCGTTCTGGTAGGATTCTCCCAGTTCAAACACAACACCACCATGTACAGAGAATCAGGAATGACCACCATCCAAGAGAAGCCAGAAAAATCAATCATCAGAGATCAGATCACTGACGAGGTGAAACAAGCTCACTTGCAAGGCAAAAGGGTTTTGACTATCACACTTTGCGAGGGCTACCTAGGACATGAAAAGGAATTGTCTAAGTATGGCGATGTCATCTCCATGAATACAGATCAGTTGACAGTATGGAGAATGGAAGACCAAATCAGATCAAGAAGATTCAAAAACAAAGTTACCGCAGTTTGTGGAGATATCACCACCTTGGAATATGATGAGTCCAAGTATGACTTTGTTTTCGTGTGGTATGACTTCTGCGGTCTCAAGGTAGCTTATGAGTCTTTCAATAGGGGCATAAATGAAGAGGTCAAGCGACAGATTGCGGCCAGACAGAAGAAGCAAAAGATTAGAATTGAATTCGCAGTTACCTTCTCCGCATTCCCTAGGCAATTCGCTGCTAGTGAGAAGGCTAAGCGTTGGGCATTGTCCACAATCAAAGGTCTAAGGGTTGGCGATAGCACCGA